AGCTGCGCTAAGAATGCCGCCGAACATGGCCTGCTTGCCGCGCGACTTCGCCGCCGCTGCCTCATATTTCAGGTTGTCGATCTCCATGGCGCGCTGACGGCGACCGACAAGGCGCTCATATTCGCTCTCGACAAGGTTCTGGCGCGTGACATCAAGGGCCGAGCCGGAAAGCGTCAGGCCGCTCGATCCCACCGCAGCCAGCGTGTCGCCCACCATGGCGCTTTGCTGGCGTTCCGCAACCACGTCCTCAGCCGCAAGCTGCCGCCCGGTTTCCTTCGCATTGGCTTCCGCCGCCGCAGCCGTGGCGTTTTCCTGCTGCATCTGCGCATAGCCCGCGAACACAGACGACGCCGCGCTCAGGCCCGCCGAGACAAGCAACAGGGTCGGATCGGCGCGCAGGACATGCGGCACAATCGACCAATCCCACGTCAGGAGTTCAAACATGCTTTCGCACCCACAGCTCGTATGTCATCCCGTCCGGCAACACGTCCCGCGTCCCCGTCGGCTCGAAGCCCAGCAATTTCAGCCAGCGCGCATTGGCCGGAACATCCATCCGGCAGTGCGTGAACACGTCGGAGGTGTAGCCAGAGAGCATGTCCGCGCAGGCGCGCGTTGCGGTCAGCATCTGCCGACCGATGCTTTCACCCAAAAACGCCCACGCGTAGTTTTTGAAGCCGTCTATCTCAGCCACGCCGGCGCACCCGACCGGCTCCCCGTGCCGCATCAGCGTCCAGGCGTTTGTCTTAGCCAGCGCCTCTAGAAAATCGTCAGTAAAGCGCGCGCCGAACGCGACCTGATTGTCTTGCAGCCGCATGTCGCGCAGGTGCTGCGGTGCCAGCCTCACGAGATCGATCACGCGGCTTCAGCCATGTGATGTTCCACGTGGCACGTTCTGCACAGCCACTCGATATTCCAGGGGTCGCTGTAATCTGGGTGATGCCTCTCTGCCCTTTCCGAGCCGCAATCACGGCAGGGCATTTTGGCGATCTTTCCCGACGCAACGAGGTATCTTGATTTTGCCCTCACCCGAGCCTTGGCTTTGTCGGCCTCGCTTAGTTCACTGTATTTTGGGCGGTGTTTCCGTTGGTAGGCCGCGTGACAAGGCGCGCAGTATCCTCGGCTCCGTCGCTCTTGGACGGTGCCGCACACGCATTTGACCAGCACTGCTAGTCTTTCGTGTCCACAATCGGGAAGATCGCCAGCATGTTGAACGGCAGGGCCACGTCCTGCTCAAAATACAGCCGCCCCGGCTTCTCATGCCCGGTAGGCCACGACACCTCGTAATCGTCCGACTGCAACGCCTGCGCCGCCGTGAGCAGATCGCTCGGCACGCGGTCGATGAGCCGGAACTGGTCGCTTGTCCGCGCGCGGGGGCCATACTTGCCGCCTGTCGAAGCGTAAACCCGGAACCGCACCTTGCTGAACCGCTTGGTCTTCGCCTGCGCCGTGCCGTTTGCAGATCCAGCCTCAATCCGCATGGTCTCGGCCTTGGCCGGGGCAAACAGGCCCACATGCACAACGCTCGCCGTGCGGTCCAAGGTTATCGACCCGCCCGAAGGGGTCTTGACGGGGTGGACGTAGCCATCCGCGATGACCCGGCACTCCACGCCGTTGAGGTGCCCGAGGCCGGTAATCGTCGCCGTCGCCGTGCTGTCATAGGTCACGGCGCAGTCGAGAAACTGGCTGTCCGCGATCTCCCCGTCCACGTCGCGGTCGAAATTCGCATAGACGATGCAACGTTTCAGCGCCCCGTTGAGCCACCAGCGCACGCACATCCAGGCATCGGACCTTGTGCCGTCCGGTGACGGGATCACCGTCACGCTCTCCACAAATGGCGGGTTGCCGCTGCTATCCCCTGCCCCGCCCAGCGTATGCCGCGCCCAGCCCATGACGCCTTGGTCCCGGTCATAGGTCAGCGTGCGGAGGCCGCCGTCTTCCAGAACCACCCAGACCAGATCGTGAGGCTCGGGCGCGTAGGCCATTTCGGCCACACCGGCCAACGTGATATGCGTCGCCAGCGCCGTCATGTCAGGCGCGATGTAGCGGTCATCCTGCGGCGAGAAGGTCAGCTCCCGCACCTGACGCCCGGCGCGCTGCACAATGATGATGGTTGGGCCAACACGGATCGGCTGCACCGTGGACGAGCCGTAATTCGTCTGCTCCATGATGCGAAGGTTCGACTGAGACAGACCCTCTGCCGTCGTAGCCGGAGCAATCAGGAACTCGCTCGCCTCCGTCCCGATGACGAGATTGGCGCCGTCGGCCCGCATCCAGCGGATGCGGTTGACCTGCTGGCTCGCCACCGTGACCGTGATCGACAGATCGCTGGTGATCTGGCCTGAGAGATTGAACGCGCCGAAGTTGGGATAGTCGCCAACGCCTGACCCCCACGCCGTGTCCGGCTGGTAGGTCGTGCCGCCGAACCAGAGGCGGTCCTGATAGAACGTGGCCGCTGCCGGATAGCCATTCTCAGCCGACCATGCGCCCTCTGCCCAGCGCGTTGAAGCGTGGCTCGTCAGCGTAAAGGGAAGCTGCTGAAGGACCGTGGCCGTGACTGACGTGGCGCTCGAATAGGTCGCGACCCGCACGACACCGAAGAACGCGCTCTCGAATGTCCACTTGCAGTTCGTGCTTCCAAGGCCGTCCCAGCGCGAGCCTTCCTCATGCGTCGGCGGAATGGTGCCGCTGGTTTTGGTCGAGCCGGTCGCGTTCGCGTAGATGCGCCCGTTGTGATAGACGCGATCCGAAGTCGTGTAGCTCTTGCCCGGCTCCCAAGGCTGGAAATTGGAAACATCGATATTCGTCGCCCACAGCCGGAACAGGCCGCCGACCATGTTGGCCGTGAAGTAGCCCGGCGTCGCGGTGAGCGTGACCGTGCCGCCCTTGGTCAGCGTGCCGGAGACCGCAATCGTCGTGTTGTCCGGGTTGTCGTCCAGAAACGGCCCGTCATCGAACGTCAGAGCCGTGCAGGTCCATGACGTGTGCCCGGTGCGCGCGATCTGATAGGGCGGGTAATTCGGATGCGTGACGTAAAGCACGTCCGCCGACTGCGTGAATTGCAGAAGCGGGAGATCAGCCGTCGCCCACGGCGTCACCACCTCGGTCGAGTTGTAGGCCCTGTTCCGATAGACCCGGAAATAGAGGTTGCCGAACTCAAGAACGTAGGACTGATCCTGGCTATAGACGAACGACACAAGCCGCGTCACGTCGGCCAGCGTGCTGCTCTTGGCCGTGTTGATGTAGGTCGTGCCGGGACGGTTGCGGAGCGCACCCTGCGCAATGGGGATGAAGTTCTCGCACAGCGTGAGCGCCGAGCGGTATTGTTCGAGATCGATCCGGCCTTCGACAAGCGGGGAGAACTCGCCAGCATTCAAGCTGACGAGTGCCGGTGCTGCCTTGGGCATCAGACGTAGCGCGGCCAGTAGCTGTAGACGCCACCATCCCCGCGCGCGAGAATGAAGTCATCCGGCCCGGTATCGCCCGGAGGCGTCTCGACAGCATCCGCGACCTTAGCGTCACGCAGAGCCATGCGGCGCATCTCGTAAAGCGCCTGCACGTCGGGGTTGGAGTCGGTGATCTTCTTGGACAGCTCCAGCGCCAGATCCAGCTCCAGCACCTTCACCGCGAGGCTGTCCCACTTGGACACGTCCGTCACGCGCTGCACATAGGCGACGTTGAGCGCGCCCGTCGTGTTGGCGAGAATAGCCGTCACCTCATCAGGTGAGGCGCCGTGCCGCCCGATGGTCCATGAACGCCAGTCAAGCCCGTCCACGGTCCACACGCGCAGGCAGTCCGACGGGACAGGATAGGCCGAGGTGTAGCCCCACGCAGGCGCAACGCTATCTGCCGCGAGGCTCGCCAACTTCATGGCGAAATTCCACGGATGGCTGCGCAGGGTCGCATCAAGCACGCGATCCCATGCGTCCTCAGCCTCGACGGCTTCGACAGACGATTGGTCAAGCGCCGTCAGTCGCCGCGTGCCGATCAGGCGAAGCGCGGCGTTTACGACATGGATTTGGGAGGTCAATTATCTGCCCCTTAAAATCATATCGCGATGCCAGACTTGGCGGAGGCGAAGGCTTCCATGGCGGCGATCTCGTCGGATGTCGCGGCGCGCTCCAGAAGGATGGCCATCAGTAGCTCGCTCCGATAGCGGTGAGATAGGTGTGAAGGGCGGTGTGAAGGGCGGCGTTTTGCGTGTCGTCGAGGTTCTGGCCCCAGCCAACGCAGGCCAGGCGGTCGTCCGAATAAGACGCGATGCCGGACCTGAGCGCTTGCGCGGCTAGAGCGGTCGTTCCGGTCACGGCCGTAGCGAGCGAAGCGGTCAAAGATCCGTTGTAGTAGGCGCGTCGGTTCGCGCTGTCCGCACGAGCCGCCGCGCGAAAACCTTTGCGGTCAGTCGAGGCGCGGGCTGTGCCACTGGCATTGTCGTGAGCTCGGAACGTGTCGTTGCCGGAGGCGTGCGCCGCGATGACGAGACGAAAGCTGCTCGTTGCCTGAGAAAAGTGATAGCCGGTGGCACCTGACGATGCGCCTTGCAAATTGCAGTAGGCGAACGCCTCAACGTCGTTCAACGTCGCCTTGCGGTCTCCGCCCGTCACCGACTCATTGAAGTTCAAGTAGGCAGCAGCGCCGTCACCCGTGAACCCACGGTCAGTCGTAAAGATTGGACTGTTGACCGCAATTGCGCTTTTCGCCGGGACCGCCAGGTTCAGCAGAGCCGACTGCTGGTCGTGCGATGCGAACAAACACAGCCAGTCCAGCTTTACCCAGACGCCCGCCAACTTCAGGTCCAGGACAAGCTGGTTGATAAGTCCCTTGCGCGTGTCGTCGGGCGGCGCCGACATCGCCGCAAAATAGGCGGCGGCGTCGGTGTCATAGGACGGCGCGGGCCCTGATGATACCAACCGGCCCCGATCTGGCCTTCGATCCCTCACTCTACCAGCGCGCGCAGCTTCGCCTTGGCGGCATCAATGCGCTTCGTCAAGTCATCGAGATCAGACGCCGCAACGGCCCGCTTGGCGTCGGCATCAAGCGCCGCCTGGAGCGCACTGGCTGCGTCCTGAGCGGCCTTGTTTGCCTTCGCTTCGGCATCAGCCACAAGGGCGCTCGCCTTCGCCTCAGCGGCGCTCACGATGCCGTCGGCCTTGGCCTTGGCGGCCTCAGCCAGCTTCTTGCCCTCGGCCTTGGCGGCCACGATTGTCGCCTGCACTTCGGCAAGGTCGGCGTCGGCCTTGGCCTTGTCCGCGCGAGCGGCGTCAGCAGCCGCCTTCAGTTCCTTGGCGTTTTGCTCGTGGCCCGCGAGACCGTCCACGATGACCTGGGCGTCCGCAATGGCACGCGCGATGACGCCGAGCTTCGCAAGAGCCGCCTGCGTCTCGGATAGGGTCGGCTTGGCCATCAACGGTTCCTCCGGGCATACATGGTGACCGTCAGCGAGGTCGTGCCGTCGCCCGCCGTAACGACAGGCTTGAAATACTTGGTGCCTTCGCTGATCTGCTCGACAGCCGCGCTCGTCTTCGTGATGGCGTTGCCCTGCGGGTCTGTCAGCAGGACGTAGTTGGTCCCGTCATTCGAGCCTGAAACGTTGACCGTTCCGCCCGTCCCAAAGGTGCCGGTGAACTGAACTGAGGCATCCGCCCAATCGAAGCCCTCAAACGCGGCGCCGTCGTCACCATTGAGAAGGCCGGTCCACACAACCGTCGCGCGGTTCAGGCTGTAGCTGACTGTAGGGGTTCGCGTTGCCATGTGTCAGACCCCCTTAGGCCGGAGGCCAGGTTTCGACTTCGATGGCCTGCTTGATGGCCTCGATGGCGCGAAGTGCCTGCATCTTGGAGTTGCCCGTGGCGTCATACGTCACACGGAACGCAGCGAAGCCGGACGAGTCAGAACCCGCCTCCGTCACATCGCCCTTCATCGAGCCGCCAAGGGCGACGTTATACCAACGATCAGCCATTGCGGCCTCCGTTCAATGTCATGGAAAAGAGAATGGGCGGAGGATTTCTCCCCCGCCCCAATGCGCTTAGAGCGCGCTCAGCTCGACCCACGTGGTGATCGTGCCGGCGCCCGAACCGACCGTGTTGGCCGTCCAGGCAAGGTCGATTTCCTTACAGGGGTCCGACGTGTAGCCGAGGATTTCCCACAGGCGCTTGCCGTAGTCGCTGCCCGTGGTGAACGCCAGCGCCGTCGGAACCGCGACAGCCGAAGCCATCGTGCGGGCATCGACAATGTTATCCTTGTCGATCAGCGCGCCGCCGTTCGCCGCCGTCTCGTATGCGCCGAAATCCCAGTCCGTGCCGGACGTGATCGCCGCATTCGTGATGTGGACGCTGAACAGACGCTGCGAGGTGTGAGCGCGGCAGACGCGATAGACCGAGCCATCGTCATCCGCAGCCGCGACATCCACAGGCCCACCGTCGTAGAAGGTGCGGAAGCGCGGGTTGGACAGCGTGTTGGGGGTCGAGTCCTTCGCCGTAACGGAGGCCGACTTGGTGTTAACTACAGCCATGGTTCATGACCTCCTTAAGCACACGTGATCTGAACGATCTTGCCTTCTTCGAGGCGCGTGGCCCCAAAGGTGGCAGCCGCATAGACCGTGGTGGGGTTCTTCTCGAGCGCGGGCTGCTCGTTCACGAAGGTCTGGATGTCGTTCCAGATGCCGAGGTGAACGCCGGACTTCACGTAGACCGGAACCAGCGCGTTGCTCGACGAGAGCGGCACGCGGTTGCAGATCTTGATGTCCATGCCGAGGATGCGCGTCACGCGGCCCGACTCGATCACAGCCTCACCGCGGTTGAAGTCCGCCGAGATGATCTGGATTTCGTTCAGGAGCGCGTCGTGCTGCTTGGCATTGACCACGACCGTCGGACGCTCGCCCATCACGTCAACTTCGTTGGCGATCAGGATGCGCAGCGCCTCACGCAGCTTGGCGACGTTCAGCGAGGACGAAGTGCCGCCCACGTTGATGCCGACCTGCTGGGCCGCCGGGAAGGTGACGGCGGTTGAGCCGGTCTTGCCCGTGTTGGCCGACGCATAGAGCGAGGCGAGGATCGTGTCGTCCATCTGGCGGCCGATGGCGTTGACCGCGTTCTGGGCGTAGCTGGACTGCGGATCGATCAGCATCCGCACCTTGTCGTCGCTATCGACGATTTCGGCCTGCGTGATGTAATCGACCGGATAGACCCAGCGACGGGTCTCCGGGCTGTCCTGGACGACGATGGGCGCGCCACGGCCCGAACGGATGGACGCCGAGATGGCGCCGATCTGCTCGACAGGGACGGCGCTTTCGCCGCGATGCGAACCGACACTCACGGTATCGCGGAGCAGCGAACCCTTCTGCTGAAGGAGAAGCTGCACATTGGTGGTGAACTGCGTCACATAGTGCGCAGAGACGTTGACACCCATGGTTTGGGTTTCCTTTCGCTTGATTGGGGATCAGGCGAAGGACTTGTCCGTGCGGTCAGACGCGCGACTTCACAGCGGGGCACGAGGGCTTGTCCGCTCTGTCAGGCGTCGATTGATACGGGGTCGGCTTCTAGCGTTTAGCGCCCGCGTCGGCGGTTGCGGTCTTTCCCGCAGTCAGTGTCGGGCGGGGCTTCTCAGCCTTGTCGCCCTCCGAAATCCATGTCTCAAGCGCAGCAGCGGTCTCGATGATGTGCCGCGCTTCCTTGCCGTGCGCGTAGCACAGCTTCACCAGTTCCAGACGGAGGCTCACGCCACGCCCGTCGCGATCTTCTGAAGGTTCTCCATCTCGGCCTTCTTGCCGGAGTCGCCTTCAAGGTAGCTCTTGCGCCACACGGGATCGTTGCCAAGCTCGGCAATGCGCGCCCGCGCCA